TAGGTACAGGGTAGTCTTAGCTGTATCTGCCTTAGGTAAAATAGTACCAGCCTTATCAGTAGCTAGCAAAGCATTACCTGTCTTTAGTTCTTTTGCAACATAAAGTTGTCTTACTTGATTAATAGAAAAAACAGCCATTTTAATTTAAAGTTTAATTAAACATATTCTTTTATTGCCCTGTTCCCCCTGACCATGCTGTCTTTGCTAGCATCACTGCTCTTTCTAGTATAGGTCTATGTGTTACAGGATTTAATTCACACTCACTTGCCTCACTCAATCCATTGATTGAAAGACCTTCATCTATCTCATTAAGGTCAACTAATATGATAGGTCTTGGTCTCTTTACATACCTTATAAGGTACTTGTCAATGTTATAATCTGATACAAGTTCTATTATGTTGTCAGAGTTGTCCAACCTTAGTGCTCTACCTTCTGTAGGACCTCTAAAAGGATTCCTCTGTATCTTATAGAAATTATCTTGTGAGACAGGAACTATTGTAGCCTCTGTGCCATTGGCACATCCTAGTCTTTCATCCTTTAAGACAGCTGATTCATATGTAATGAACCATACATCTTCTGGTATCTGAAAGAACATTGAGTTCCTTGATAAACCTAAGTGACCAATAAGTTTCTCATTGGTCTCAAAGGTATCAATTAGTTCTCCTAGGAATCTTCTAGCTTCTTCATCCTTCTCAAATGAGGTAGGACCAGTTCCATTGTAGAGGTCTTTGACAAACCCCTCTTGAGCATTAGTGAGGAATACTGACTTCTCATATTCATCCAAACCGGGAGCAGCATTACTCATAATGTTGTTATAAAGTATGTCAAACTCTTTTGAGAACTCAGCATTATTCATAGTTATTCTTTTGTTTTAGCTTCCAAGCTGAACTTGAGTGTCTGATTCTTAGGCAGATTCAAGTACTTAGCAGCAATGTTTAGTGTTGGTTCTTCATTATCACCACAAAGAGGAGTACCATTTTCTCTTAGGTATAACATACCACCTCTGTTGCTAATCAAGTTATGCTCAATGGCTTTCTTAATCAGTACCTTAGTAGGTAATAGCTGGTCAGTTATAATCCTTAAGAATGTCTTAGGTTCAGCCTGAATAAGCTTGTTAACCTTGTTCTGTAAGAACTCAATCTTAGATGATTTAGCTACAGGTCTACCTTCTAATGTTTCAATAACAACCCTTAGGATGTCAGCATTATCTTGTACCTTACCAAATTCCATATAAGACTGCATAGTAGCACTCATTTCCTTCTTAGCTATAGTAGTTTCTTCACCTTCTTGTACTATTACAAACTGATAAGTTGCCTTATAGAAGTCTTGTAGTACTTGCAATGAAGGAGCAATGAAGTCCTTGTTAGCAAGAAGAACCTTATATTTGATATAGTCTTCAGGGTCAGCCAAGTTAAGGAAGTTGTCTCCCTTAGTTAATCTTACCTGTAGGTTATCCCAATAGTTGTCTACCTTCTTATAGATACTTAGAGCATTGTACTCAAGCCCCATAACTTCTTCAAGGTAAGCCTTTTCAGCATCAGTAAGTACATTAACATACAGACCTGAACTCAATTTAGGTACTGTAAACCATCTAACTGCACCTTCTGCCATACCACCATATAGGATATGCTTAGGGTCAGTAACTATACCTGATTGCTTTGGATGAAACCTTACTATGATTCTTTCATTTCTTAAACAGCTTACGAGGTCATTTTCCTCTTTAACCACCTGTGGTTTAGCTCTTCTTGTTGATGATTTCTTTGGCTCAACTTCTAAAGCCTGCATGGGTGCTTCACCCATGATTTCATTATCATCTAAAATAATCTCTCCCATATTATCTTCTCCTTTTAATATTATAAAAATAAAGGGGAATGGGGATTACCCACTCCCCTATTTGATTTATCCTTGCAGGATTGCAGGAATAAGTGCCATAGTCCTAGTTGGGTCAAGTACACAAGTACCTAGAGTAGCCATTCTGTGGATAACAGCAGAATCTTCATCAAATGACATATGAGGATTACCTCTTTGTCCTGTGAATGGATTCCTTAGACCCCATTGATAACCTCTAAGTTCAGTATCACCCTTGATTCTACACTTGAAGATGTTAGCTTGGTCCATAGAACCAATGTACCAGATGTCAAATCTGTAAGACATTGCTACACCACCCATTGGGTGAAGAACCTTGTTTCTTACTGGGTCATCATAGAATGGGTCAACATCAAGTCTTACCCTTACACCATTAGGTGCCTTATATTCTACAAATTGGAAACCAGCACTAAGTGCATTGCTATGCAACTTAGATTGTACCTTTTCAACAACACCAGTTGAGTTGTTATCAAGTACAAATGTAGTCCAACCAGATACAGTTTGCAGTACAGCCTTGTGGAACAGGATAGCACCTCTTTCACCAGTCTTGATTACAAACAGTCTATCACCCATGCCTAACTTAGCGGCAGACAGTTCATATAGAGCATCTTCAAGAAGCTTCAAGCTGAATACATTGTAATACATTGTATTTGCTACTTCTGTCTGTTCAAAGATACCAGCACCAGTCTTGATAGCATAACCTGACTTACCAAAGTTCATGTATTCACCATTAGCATTCCTGTTGGAAGTACCCCATGCTTCTACATTGTTCTTAGCTTCAGAGAATTGTTGTTCAAGTTCCCACTCAACATAGTGCATCCACATGTTTGCAGTGTCCTTAACTTGCTTGCCATTGACATCTCTAACCATAGGGATACCAAATGCAACCTTTTTACCTAACTTGTTACCAGCTACCTTGTGTTGGATTCTAATAGTAGACCACTCATTTCTCATGCTAACAGGAGTAGAGAATCTAATATCACCAACCTTTCTTGACATTTCCTTTTCTACAGGTGCATATTCTACAGAGAACCTTTCACCTGCAAGCAGTCTTTCAGAAGGAATACCTTGGGTTAGACCACCCATAGTTTCTACCTTATATACTGCATTTGTGCCTTCCATTCTTGCATCACCTAGGATTCTAACAGGATATACTTGGTTCAAGTTACCTACGATAACTTCACCATCAGCAAACCAGTCTTCTGGGAATACTAAGTAGAAAGGAGCTGTGCCAGCACCTACATTGCCATCACCATCTTCAACTACCTTACCATTCTCATCTCTAGCTTCTACAAGAGGAATGTTTCTTCTTGAGCTACCAATAACATCCCAGAAGTATTCACTGTCATCGTCAAATTCTCTGACAGGGAACTGATTAAGGAATGTATCTAGGGTCTTTCCTCTATAAAATGCTAACAGCTGCACCATAAGGTTAGTAGCCCTTTGAGGTTGCAACTGGAAGATAGAGCCAAGGTGGTTATCACTTGTTAGACCCTTCCAGTGTTGGAAACCCAACATTTGAAATTTACCTAATTTACCAGCCATAATTAATTAATTATTTGAGTTATAAATATGTTTCTTGTCAAGCATCTACAAGCCACTTACCACCTATATAGGTCTCAGGGTCTTCTTCAATGCCTCCAACATATCTAGGATTACCTGAGGGTCTAGTAGTGTTTCTGAGCTTGTGTTCAAGCTCTCTCATACTGCTCTTGACTTCTTTTCTTACTTTACCTTTGACCAATTTATCAATGTCTTTAAAGCCATCAGTCATAGTGAATAATACACCAAGTTTCTTTCTGAACTCAACAGGATTATCCTTTTCATACTTCTGGACTGCTGTAAGATACTCACCATCTTCATCTTTTGCAATGGGTTTGGTTACTGCATCATATGCCTTCTGCCTTGTAGCTTTATCCAGTTGAATACCTGCAAAGACTTCTTTGTCCTCAAGTAGGGACTTCTTAAGCTCGTTAGCTTCTTTCTTTAGTCTTTCTTGTTCAGCTTTTGCCTGTTCTTGTGCATCCTTTACTAAGTCATCATACCTTTCATTGAAGAACTCTTTGTTGCTTTCCAAAGCTTCTTTAGCATCCTCAATATCTGTCCCAGCATCAAAAGACTTCTTCACTTCTCTTGTGGCTCTTTCTTTGCTATAACCTCTATTGATAAAGTCTTGAAAGATTAGTTGCTTTCTTAAGGTTTCACCTTTATCAGATTCATCCTTAAGAGCTTCTTCTTGAATAGAATCAAGGTAGTTTAATGTCTGTTCAAACCTTCTTACTTCATCAGGTTCTACATCAGCATTTAGTACTGCATCAATTCTTCTTTGTCTCTCATCAAGCTTTGCCTGTATCTGCTTCTCAACAGCTTCAGCAAAGTCTTCTGGAGTCTTAATACTTTCTAGTGTTTCATCATCAAGGTCAGGGAAGATACTCTCATCAGCCAAGGCTTTGGCAATGGAAGAGTAGAAGTTAGAATTGGGAGAAGTACCATCCTTGTCATCAGGGGTATCTTCCTTTTCTTGATGTTCTGTATTCTCTTCACTACCTACGCTCTCTGGTTCAGTAAATAAATCATCAGGATTTACATCTTCTTCCTCAGTAGTCTTAATTTCTTCTTCACCCTCTTTATTTACAGGTGAGGGTTCCTGTGTTGTTTCTTCTTGAGCATCATCTATGAACAGATTTTCAATTTCTGATTCAGATAAGATGAACTCATCACTTAATACTTCTGCCATAATTACTTCTCCTCTAGTTATTATCTGCTGCAAAGGTAAGTAGAAGTTCTCATGTGGACAAGGTACTAAATGAAATCCTTAGCATACCTCAAATAAATTACTTATTTACTGCATAAAGAAAGGGGTATAACCTTTAATAGTTACACCCCTTTAACCTTACATCATATTAAAGTATTTCCATACTTTACATCCCTCTTTGAAGTCATCATCCTTGAACCAGAAGTTGATAGCTGATTCTATAATCTTGCTATCTACACTATCCCCAAACCATGCCTTAAATAACTCACAATAGTCATGATACTGTGCATTGATTGCAACATATACATCACCATGAGTAGCTGATTGAGGGATTATACCTCTGTATCTTTCACAGATTTCCTTAGCTTTAAGCATGTCAAACTTTTCTCCAACATACTTTCTGCCACCTTCTGTATGGAACATCTTAGATACTGTATATTTGGCATAGGAATCATTGAAGTGTTCAGAACCTTCTCCACCTTCAATCATTTCAACAAGTTTCTTCTTCTCTTCATGGTTCATGTTCTTCACCATGTCAATAAAATCAGATTCACTGTTGTGTCTGTTGATATAGAAATCATCAAATCTTCTCATGTCCTCTTCTTCAAAGAAGTCTCCATAATCTGAATCTCTCATTCCTCTACCTCTACCTCTGCCTCTAGCATACTTAGCATAGATAACATTACAAGTCTTTCTGTCTGTATAGTTGATACCAGCAGTGAATGCTCTATCAATTTCACATTGGATAAGCTTGTCTTGGTAAGGTCTTATAGCTGAATTAATAGCTACTTGAGCCTTAAGGTCTGACAGTTCCTTCATGATACTGTCATCAGCATCTCTTTGAGACTTGTATAGATTGAAAGCATCCTGTTGCTGTCTGGCATTCAGTACATCAAATCCATCTCTTGTGCTCTTATACAGACCAAAATCTGCATCTACTTGACTCTTATAAAGACCAAACATTTCACTGTCGATAGTTTGTCTATCTTGGAATCTTTGGTTTTGTTGAGTCAAAGCCCAGTTGTATAGACCACCTTGTAGTGCAAGTGTATCCTCACAGCCTTTTTCCCATGCTTGGAAAGCAGTAGGAGCATTCAGACCATTAGACATTCCTTCAATACCATTAACATTGATATTGGTAGAACCACCACCAATACCACCAGCTGCACCACCAAGTAAACCAGCTCTCCTGTTACCAAATAAAGCCCATGCACCTAGTGCAGTACCAATGATACCCAGTGTAAGACCAGCATTTGCCTTACCATTGATGTCCCTTTTATTAGGTCCATAGTAACCATCCTGATGTTCTACAATCTTTTCTTTTTCAATAATTTCCATAATAATTGAAATTAATTGTTTCTAATTAGTTTATTCTCTCTTTGTAAGCTTACAGGTACAGATTCAAGTAGAATAAGTCAGGATGCACAACAATGCTAAAGCCCCATATACCATATTGATATACAGGGCTTTACATTAGCATTATCTTACTAAAGGACAAAAAGAAAGGGATACTAATAAGTATCCCTCACATTAACACCTATATCATCAAGGTGTCTATAATATACATTGACTATCTTGTTATAGATGTATGTTATCACATATGCATCTACCTCATCATTATCTTTCTGTGGATTATAACCTATGTGTATCCATAAGTTATTCTTTATATGTTCAGCTTCATGTACTATACTACTTCCACATTTAGCATTCACTGCAACCAGTGATGCACCATGCTTGCTTATAGTAATAGCCCTAGCTGCAACATCAATTTCTTCATCAGGTATTATACCACTTAACTCTTCCCATTTATCAAATATAAGCACAGTCAGCTTATAATCAAATATGGGTATTATCATGTTCTTCTTTGTTATCATACCAACCTCACATTTCAACCTTGTTTATACTTCTTTATGAACTCATCCAAGTCCTTCTTGCTATAACTTAATCCTTTGAAACCTATTTCATGTTTTCCTTTAGGCAATTTGCCAGTTCTGACATAGTTATCAAATGTAGCTCTACTCATATTCAAGTACCTGCAAGCAGCATATTTACTCATTCTCTTCTCCTTGTCAGTCAATCTCTTCAATGTATCAACTAACTCAATGGCTTCACTGTCACTGATATTAGAATTACCAGCATCAATATCATCTACTAACTTCAATAAATACTTCTTAATCAGTTCAATCATTCTTCCTTCCCCCATACTTTTGATGCAAATACAATGCTAGAAATGCAAAGATACCTGCTATTATTAAATATAACACCAACAACATAAAGTCTCCAAGTGGGATACCTATGTATAAGTCTATCATCATTACTACTTTGTTTACCACAATATAATGCAGAAACATTCTATGATATTCACAAAATTTGTATACATAACTAGAAATATACATAGGTATCATAGTGAGAAAAGATGTACCAGCTATATAATTTATCAACTCAAAGTCAATATCAAAGTAGTACAATATAACATCTATTAAAGTTATTAATGCAATTAGTATTGGTACATACTTCACACATATAAGTTCTAACTTGTACATCCTCTTATTCATCACTTGCTCTTCTTAGTTTTCTTGGCACCAGCAGTACCGTTTCTTGGTTTAGCCCTTCCCATACAGTTACTCTATTTTAATTGTTAATGATTCACCTCTTACACTAGCTCCAAGCATCAAATGATATAGTTGCTGAAAGGTAGATGTTGAGTTGATTACCTGTCCCTTAATCTTGTTGTCGCCTACTAGGATACAGCCTAGGGTATCAGCTGGTT